CTTTTAAAGTTTTTAAAGGTTGTGATCTTGTTATAGATCTTACTTTTAGATAATAAAGTCTTTTTTCTGTAGTCATAGCGTACCAATCTTCTAAACTGATACCATAATATCTCATTGCATTTATCTCTCTTCTCTTATTTTTATATTCCCCAGAATTCATCCAATCTTTATAGACCTTAGAGTTTTTCCTACTTTCACTCATATTCTTTTTCCACTCGCCGCTAAATTCTTGTCTTTTTTTACCTAATAGAGATTTACTTTTCTTTAAAGCTACCTCTTTAGCTTTTTCTTCTCCATATAGTTCTATTTCTGTTTTTCCTTTTCTGTATCTACTTACTCCAGCTGCTCTTTTTTTTATATGATCTTCTGACTGTTTTTTCCCTTTTAGTGGAGATATTCTTCCACTATATGCGCACGATCTACAGTGACTATTATCATTTATTGCTCTATTTAATTTACTTGAATTAAAATATTTTATTTCTTTATTACATTTTGGGCATTTTCTAATATACTCCATAGTATCTATCTTTATCATAAATATATGAAAAAGTAATAGAAAATAATATAATTTAATTATTTTTATCTAAATCTACTATATTAATATTATCTTTTAAATAACTTGATTCTAATACTAATTTAGAAACTAATTTAGATTGTTTAGATATTCCCATCAATGCATCGCATGATTCATAAAAACTAGAGTTGTATAATGGCGCTGGAAAATTATCCCAAATTTGTAAATAGCAAATCGGAACTTTCTTTCTGATCTCTGCCTCCATGTCAAACAGCCAAACGTAGTACCTCGGGTCTGTGAAAAGCATGATAGCGTCTGGCTTCTCTATCTCGATTAGCTGTCGCACCATGTCTGGGTTTCCGTATCCGTCAGTCGGGTATAAGATCACCGATGCGTCTGGTATCTGAAGAAGATTGTTCGTGTCTTGTGAAAGGTCCAGTCTTTTGCCTTTCTCTGGATGGCTTATGCCTCCAGCTAATTGTACCCAGTTGAATCTATGGGCTGAGTTCAAGACTATCTCTCTTGACATCGTAGCTACTCCGCTATGAGTTCGCAAATCATCGCCCAAAAATAATATCTTTTTGCGATCTTCTTTTTTTATATAACCTTCTTTCATATACCTTATCTTGTTACTGTCTGTTTAACTTGATCGACGAATGCACTACCTGTGTAGTATGTATTGTATGTGCTGTGTATCTTATGTCTAAATTCAGAATCTGTGATGTAGAGGAATAGTGCTCTTTCAGTTAATTCTTGCAAATACATCTTATTCATTTTGGTTAGCACTCTGAAGTCCTCGTATATCCCCTTAGGTACTTTGATCGAGGTCAGTGTTCTTTCTTGTAAATCCATGCCTTTTATCTATAAATATACATAAAATGTTTACGTTGTATATTTTTAAGATATTTTTTTATCACAAAGCTCTTTATTATCTTTGAATGGACACCACTTGCATCCGTCTAGGTTCTTGGGATACTGCTTGTCTACATACTTCCCATCTGGGGTGAACACCTCTTTGACAAACGCCTTGAGGTCTTCGACTGCCTGTTTCATCTTGATCTTGCCTTGTGCCGGTTGGAATATCTGGATCCTCTTTATGGGGAACTCAGCGTCAGCATATATCTTGCGACGAACTATGAAGAACTCAACGTCTACCATCTCAGGATCGATTCCCAGCTTCTTTGAGTAAAAGTGCTTGTAAAAAAGTACCTGGTTGATCTTGGTCTGATCCTTCTTGTCCTTGTCTTTCCAACCTGACGTGCTTGTCTTGATGTCGTATACCTTGTACTTTCCAGTAGTCTTGCTTCTCATGATCAGATCTATGCTTCCTATCATCAGAACGTTGGGGATCTCGTCTACCACGGGATCTGTTATCTGGATCTCTATGCCGACCAGCTCTTCGTTCTTGAGGCTGAAGTGCTCTGACCTCTTCTTCTTGATGTATTCTAGTATAGCTATGCCGTCTTCGATGAACTCTTTGAAAACCTCAGGCTTCACAAAATGTTCTCCTTTGTTCTGCTCTAACGCCTCTTTGTAGTTCTCTATCATGCGAGTCTTGAAGAAATCAACGAGGTCCATCGAATCGGCCGCTTTGCCTGATACAGTGTACATGATATTAATGTACTCTTGGAATGCCTCGTGTAGAGAAGTTCCAAATGTTAGATGAATTGAGTTCTCAAATTTCTTATGCTTCTTTACATACTGTAGATACCATGAATATTGACAAGATTTATATAATGAATATTGAGAATAAGATATTGATTTCTGATAAGAATAATCTACTGGATAATTTTGTTTAGGCATAACTTAATAATATTTAAATCTTATTCCTTTTTTAATTAATAAATTCATTGTAGATTTGTGTATATGATTTATTATAGATGCAAGTTTAACAGAATCATATATTTCTCCGGTTTCTAAATTTATTACTTTTCTTCTATTATGCGCGGGTTTTCCAAAGTTATAATTTTTTTCTCCTTTTTTTAGATCACTCATTTTTTTTCTTGATTCTTCAGAATAATGTTTTCCTCTTTGAGCGTCACTTAATTTTTTCTTAGTCTCTTTAGATCGTTTTTTTCCTGTTAATGCTATACTTCTTTTTTTCTTAGTTTTTTCAGAACATGGTCCATTAGAAATTCCTTTATGAGAGATGCTAATTTTTCTTTTGTGATCTTCTGTTAATTTTTTTCCTTTATGAGTTTTACTTATAAGTCTTTTTCTTTCTTCTGTAAGTATAGACCCAAGCGCTCCATCTCCTCCATCTGTCATATTAACTAATGTCCCTTTTTTTAAATCTGCTCTGCCATAAAATATAATCCAAAATTTTTCTTTTTCACAAGATTCTTCCCAAGTTAACCATTCTTCTGAGATTATTTCTACTCTATAATCAGTAAGATTTACTATATTATGCCAGTATTTATTTCTATTCTTTTTTGTATGCGCTCTTTTATAATTTTTATCTGATCCTATCCCGATATAGAAAACTTCATTCTTATCTAGTCTAATATGTCTATATATGTATGCCATAAAATAAAAGTGGTCCAAAAAATCTTCAGAGCTACGACCTTCTGAGATTGAATGGACCAATAAGTTTATTATAGATTACGTGTCGTAGTCGTAATATAATCTATAATAAATATCCAGCTTTAGGCATCTTTCTGAGTCTGTAGCTCTTTAGGAAGGAAATCTTGGTTCACATGTCCACACTTTGCACAAACGAAGGTGGGAATTGGAACTATGGCGTCTTGAGGTGTGCCAGTCAAGAATTTTGACGCCTTACGGATCATGATCCCTTCTGTGAAGATCTGTCCTTGGCACTCATCGCATGTGATCGCGGTCGTCTTGTCTAGAGTAACATTGAGTTGTGGAGCTTGCTGTCCACCTAGTGGTTTTTGCATGTTCTGTGTTTAGATGAAAGTAATGAAATAGTTTGAGAGTGTAAAGCTTATCTTACGAGTATTGCTTTATTTTGTTGATCAGCATCGCCTTTGGCATTGCTCCTATCGTCTTGCCTACTTGCTGTCCGTTCTTTAGGAATATCAAAGTCGGCACCGAAGTCACTCCGTAAGAAGCGGCCATTGTAGCGTTGTCTTGGGCGTCTATGTAACTGATGTTTGCGCCTGTCTCTGAGGCCGCTTGCTGTGCCACTGGCTTGAACGTTGCACAGGGTTGACATGTCTTTGTTGAAAAGTAGAGGATGTTTATCATTTTGCTTTGTGTTTTTAAAGTCTTGATACACGTTTTTGCGTGTCTGGAGCTTCGAGTAAACTTGCCCACGATGGAGCGCCTTCTTTTTCTGGTTCTTCATTATAATTTTCTAGATCATCTATAGAATCACTTAAAGTTTTATAAAACCACTCAGGTAGATCAGATAAGTGATTATTTCCAAATGGAGTTTCTTGTAACCAACTTTTTAATCCTCTGAGATTTATAGCAGTATTTTTTAGTATATTATTTTTCATGACTTACTCTTCTTTTTTCCCAAGCTTTTTTATTTGAAATACTCATCTTTTCTCTAGTCTCTTTAGAATGTTTTTTCCCAATTCGACTTAATCTCCTTTTTTCTCTTGATTCACTACTATTATTAACTTTCTTTTTTTTCCCTTTTGTAGCTTTACTTATTTTATCTCTAACATCTTGTCTTTTTGATGGATTATTTATTTTCATTGCTAATGAAACTCCTGGTTTTTTTATTCCAATTTGACAAGTACTTAGAATTTTTAATAATTCTGCTTTAGTAATTTCTCTATAGTTTATATTATTTTTTTCTAAATACCACTTTAATAATCCTGTTGACTTAAGAGTTTTATCTATATTTAATCTATTATCTGCACACCACTCTAAAGCTGATTTAACTTCATTAAAAATAACTAATTTTTTAGTATGATTATAAAAATTCCCCTTTAAATAATCTTTATAATAAAGTACGTGCTTATTTTTAACTAAATCATATAATTCCTCTAAGTTAAAAAATTTAAGTAGTTGATTTAATCTATAAGGTTCATCTCTAAAAAAAACTATTGAATTTAATGGAATTTTATTTTTTCTACTTATAGAAGATGGATTTTTATTTCCAGTAGGCCACCCACCATTTGTACTAGATGTATAATTTTTATTTTTTTCGTCTTTTATATATTTAAGTATATAAGACATTTCTATACTAGATGCATATTCTTGTGTAACTTGATTTAATACTCGTAAAATTTCTTTATTAAAAATCAGTGATTTTTCTTTTTGAGATAAATTTTTGATTTCTTTCCAACCCTGTTGAGATCCAAAATAAAAATCTTTTTCTATCCAATCTAAATCTAATAACAAATCTTTAATTCTAGATCTTAGTCCTATATAATATTCATTAGTAATCTTGTGAGTAACTTTGTAAATATAATAATCATTTATCATAAAGTATTTTATAATAAATATGCATAGATTTTAGATTTGGTTATAGTAATCATAAATTATTTTGAAAACATATTATAATGTCTTGGATATATATGGAAGTTTGTAATAAACCAATGCATTTCTCCAATTTGTAAATTTAATTCTATACTAACTTTTTCCATTAATTTTGCAAAAATATATTGATCATTACACCAACCCCAAATACAATCAATGCTTCTTGCGAACACTGTAAGATGTAGTTTTCCATCGATTATAGTGAAGTTAAGCACGACGTTGCAGGGAGTGTCTGAGTCATACCTCTCTAACTCGTTTATGTCGTAATGAACTACTACTGCTCTTCTTGAATTGGGGTTCCTCTTGAGCTCTAGAATTGCACGATCTAACTGTCCGTTCTTATTCCAGAAGTATCCGTAGTTCGAATTGACCTCTGTTGTACCTGGGACGATCATATTCTTCCATATCTTGGCACGCTCGGATATCTCTGTGGCGTCTCTGTTACCGGTCAGATACCAATGCCACTCGTACTCTGCATAGTCTTGATTGAACTTTCTCTCTGGCTCTGTGATGATCATCTGCATCGGATTCTCTAAAGTGAATGATGCATTGAACATCGTCTTTGTGCCTGAGAAGTCTTTGCCTGTAGACATGATCTGTAGGTAAAGTTGCTTGAAGGCCTCATTTGCGTTTTTAAATCTCATCGTGTTGGGAAATTTCTATGAATTGTTTTATGAAGTCTATACCGTCTGTCTTCCTGTATTGCTCTAGGTAAAGTACGCGTTTTATACCGGACTGTAGTAGTAGTTTTGCACAGTCGACACATGGGCTGAGAGTAAGATACAATGTAGATCCATCAACTGCATAACCAGATCTTGCCGCTTTAAGTATTGCTCCCATTTCAGCATGTACAACTTCAAGAACTGTTAATCCATTTCTTTCACAGCAGTTATTCATTCCAGCTGGGGTGCCATTATATGACATACTAATAATATTACCATCTTTTACCAAAATAGCGCCGACTTTAGCTCTTTCGCACTTAGAAAGAGTTGATATTTCTTTTGCTATATTAATGTATACCTGATCTAGTTGTTTTTGTGTGGGCATTTTCTACCTTTTATATAACCATCTGGAATTGGATCTCCATCTTTTATTAATATACTACTATTTTCATTATAATACCACTGTTTTTTGGTATATTTTCTTGGTAATTTTGAAATTCTTTGAAGGTGTCCAGATTCAGCATTTTTTTTACCTTGAACATGTCCTCCTTTTTTTCTAACTTCTTTTAATATTTCTGGATCAAAGAATGAATTAATCTTATTTTTTCTGCAAAATTCAGCTGATTTTTTGCCGGTTTCTTTTGGATTCATCAACAATCTAATTTTTAACATCCATCCAGATTGAGCGTTTTTCTCACCTTGCTTTTTGCCATTAATGGAACGAATTTTATTTATTGCCTCTTCTACTGGTATTTGTCCGCATAAACACTTCCACGCAATATAATCATATTGATTTTTATTTTTTTCCCACAATAATCTATGTTCTTCAGCGTGCTCTGACAATGTAACTAATTTTATATTGCTTAGATCATCTGTACTTCCAGAGTGTCTTGGGACGATATGGTGTTTATATAATTTTTCCATAAAATAAAAAGACCTAAAAAACTAAAGGATATCCGACATCACAATAGATTAATAGGTCAATAAGTTTATTATAGATAGTCGAGTCGGATTCGATTATTATCTATAATAAATATAATCTACTGGTGTTTTATCGTGTCTCCTACGTTGTACTTTTCGCAGCTGTCTATGAAGGAGCTCTGTCCTCTGTTCCAGTAGTACGCGCATCCACCTGGCTCTATCTCGACCTTATCTACTACAGTCCATATACAGAACTTGTAATCCTTTGTCTTGATCTTATTGAACTTCTGTGTTGCACAAGATGATAGCAGAGACACGCTCAATGCTAAGAGTAGTATTCTTTTCATGACTTTTATTTTAGTGAGTTCCTGTTGATCCGAATCCTCCAGCTCCACGCTCTGTCTCTTTCTCATCGAGCTGATCTACCACTTCTACGTCTTCATAGCTAACCGGTACGAGGATGAATTGGATCAGCTTCTTGCCTGGTTCTAGTATGGTGTTTATCTTTCCAACGTTGATGACATGGATGTGTATCTCTCCTGTGTAGTCTTCGTCCACTATCTCAGCACCTTTGATGAGTTTGTTCTTTGTCGCTACTCCGCTCTTGTTCCCAGCCATGAGCATGTACCCAGCCGGAACGTTTGCTTTGATTCCAGAAGGTATCAAGACGTCTTCTCCAGGACTAAGTATAGTGTACTTGAAGTCTTCTGGGATGAAGAAATCTATGCCTGCGCTTTTTCCTGTGCCTCGAGCTGGCGTTTTGACATTACGAATTTTTGTGATCTTCATTTTTCTGTGATTTGTTTTTTTCTCTGAGTACTGTTACATATGTTCCTAAGAAACTGCCTATGATCGCAGCGATGAGCAGGGTTCTGTCTCCTACATAATTTATAGTTGTGAAAGCTCCAAAGAGCATGATCATAGACCCCCGTGTCGCTGACTTAATAGGATCATGCTTTCCTACGTATATGAAGTACTTTGCCCAACATACATCTACTAAGAACATAGAGATGATGACTCCTAAAAATTTTAACGCGTAAATTACCATGACCTATTTTGTTTTATCGTAATCCTCTTTGTAGTGTTCTACCATCGCCGTGAGGTATGCTATGGCGTCTAAAATATTATCGTATTTCTTTGAATAGGATTCCCTTGAAAGTTTAAGAGCTACCATGTAGAGGTACATGTCCTTTGCTGATATGTCTTTGCCTGTCATGTTAGATGCCAATGATGCGGCTATCTCCATGCTCTCTTTCATCGGACCATACTTACGAGATGTCTCTTCGCCTCTTCTGTATACGATGTCCTGTGCATGTTCAAGTATGTTCATGTTAGAGTATAACGATGTTCTGTGAATTAAGAAAGTGTATCTTTTTGGTTATTTATTCTTTAATACCCAAAGACAATTTCTCGCCTGCTCAGGGAAGAATGGAGCCATTATATTTGCAACAAGATTAGAATCATAGTATTCTCTAAGAGCATCGAACATCTTTTGCTGCCAGTCATTTAACAAGGGCTTATAGTGCGTCTGAGATGCAAATGTTCCATACTTCTTTTCTATGGTAAAGTACTTCTCGATGTGCGCTTGGAGTTCTTTATGCTCAAATTCATGGACAGCTATTCCACGACCATCGCCTGAGTCGTATGTGTGATTTCCTGCAGCTCCTACTTTCTCATCGTAGTTAGGAGTAGAAAGGTAGTAGGTCGCGTTATCATTTCCACATGCTTTAAAGTGTTGGAGGTACACGTCTATGTTTTGCTTTCCCACATGCTCAGCAACCTCAAAGCTGATGACTTTGTCTGCTTGGATCTGATCATATGGAAATGGATCAAGTATGAGATCTACTGCATGAAACTCTGCCCACGGCACCATGTTGTACTTTTCTTTTGCTTCTTCTATTGTCTTCTTCCTGATGTCCATCCCTACATACTTCTTGCACTTAAACTTGTTTCGGTAAAACACCTCAAGCAGGCTTCCTTTACCACAACCGAAGTCAGCTATAGTCTCACCTATTGTTGCTTGGTTTAGAACGTGAGTCCAACGAAGGTAGTGAGCAAACTGGTCTCTATGGTACACATGCCTCTCAAAGGTGTGTTCAGGATCCAAGTCTGTTGTGTTGTACTTGCTTTTTTTCTTTGAGACTACTTCTGCATTTTCTGTTGTAACTTCCATGTTTGGTTTTTTTAGTTTTGATAATTCTTCTACCACTGCTTTATTGAAAGATCGAACAAAGTCTCTCTCAAGGTGTAGTAGCAATGCTTGTTCAGCGTCTAATCCTTCACCTTCTGATGCCAATTGTTCGATCTCTTCGTCTGTTATGTTTTGGAATTTAGTGAGATGCTTTAAGAGTTCAGCATCAAATTTTATCTGTATATTCATATGTATAAACTTACATCATTCCTCCCATACCTTGAAGTCCATCTCCTGAGTTCTCTTCTTTTTTTGTATATTTCCAAATATATCCATAACAACTTTTTCTCTTATTAGAACAGACTGACGATATATGACTATTATTTATTTTATAATATCTACGAATATCAGCAATACTATCCCAATTTTTAATAAACTCTCCATTTAATTTATATTGAGAAATTGGCCTTGATCTAGCTGATAATTTCCCTATTCTCCCAAACATAGGATTATTCTCTGCTATTCTTTTAGATGATGGATGATCTGCTCCTCTTTTACCAAACATGCCGTTTTTTTCCCCACTCTGCCCCTTTCCAAAATTTCCATGTTTACCATCCTTTATTAACTTAGCCATTTTATCTTTTCTCTCTTGTGTCCAAGAATCTTTAATTTTCTGTTTACCTACATCAGACATCTTAGAGCCTTTAATAATTTTACTAACGTGATCTTTTCTTTCTTGAGTCCATGATAATTTTAAAATCTCTCTATTTTTTATAGATTTATTTGGATGATTATCACCAGAAAACATCTTAATAAAAAGATCTCTTCTTTCTTGAGTCCATGGACTCCCTCCTCCATCACCACTCTCTAATTTAAGATTAGCCCACTCTTTAGATTCTACAATATTAAATAATATAGAATAATATTCTCCTATCTTTTTAAGATCTTCTTTATCTTCAGTTTTGTGTAATATCCAAGTCTCAATATCTTTATTTGTAAAATTATGAAATTTAATATGATTTAACCACCTACTACCTGACCCTTTATATTTATATGGATCTTTTATAGTTTTTCCTAAATATAGTAAACCAAGGGGGCTTCTTTTAACATAAATGTATATTAGTTTCATAAAATAAAAAGGTCCTATAAAAATACCAGCTCCGTAATAGCTAATAATTCTATGGACCAATAAGTTTTATTATAGATAAATGATTACGGCACTTTTCTATCTATAATAAATATCTATATTTTACATTCCTAAATTCATTCCACCCAAAGAATTTTCTGAGTCTTCTTGTTCCTTTTTAGATTTAATAGATAAAACCACCGATTCAACAGTCAAAACTGTACCGGCGACTCCGCTAGCATTCTTGATCGAAGACGTTACCACCTTTGTAGGATCCAAAAGCCCTGCTGCTATGCCATTGACTATGCACTTGTTCTTCGCATCATACGTAGTGAACTGGTCGTCTTTCTGGTTTATGCTGTGCAAGATCTCATACCAGTTGTCCATGCCTGCGTTTGAGAGTATCCTCTTGAAAGGCTCATGGCACGCCTCTTTGACTATCTTGAACCCGATCTTCTCGTTCTCTTTCCAGTCCAGAGTCTTGCTGTTCATCGCTATGATCGCCTTGATCAAAGCCACACCGCCACCAGGAAGTATGCCATCTGCCAGTGCCGCCTTTGTTGCAAGCAATGCGTCTTCTACCCTGTCTTTCTTCTCCCTCATTTCGATCTCAGAGTTGCCTCCTACGTTGATGATGGCCACTCCGCCTATGAGCTTTCCAAGTCGTTCTTGCAGCTTCTCCTTCTCGAAGAAAGACTGAGCTTTGTCTATCTGATCTTTGATCTCCAGAGACCTTGCTTGTATCGTCTCTGCGTCTCCTTTGCCATCTACCATCGTCGTGTCTTCCTTGCTTATTGTAGCCAACCTTGATTTTCCTAAGAACTTATCCATGTCTTGGGGCGTTATCTTTTCAAGTTTGTGCCCTTTGCTCTTTGACATTACCGTTCCGCCAGTCAGTATCGCCATGTCCTCAAGAAGCAGCGTACGGCGATCACCGAAGTCTGGGGCTTTCACCGCACACACCTTTACTACGCCTCTCATCTTGTTGACGATCATCAACGCAAGCGCCTCGTCTCCGTAGTCTTCTGCTATGATCAGTATGGACTTGTTCTCTGAGTTTGCTTTTTGCAAGAACGGTATGATCTCTGCTGCTGAATTTATCCTGCCGTCGAACAGCATGATGTAGCAGTCTTCGAGGATAGCGGTCATAGTAGTGTTGTTTGTCACGAAGTACGGGCTCTTGTATCCCCTGTCGAACTGCATGCCTTCTACCACTTCTAGCGTAGTCTCTCCTGTCTTTGATTCTTCTATCGTGATCAGACCTTCGCGACCTACTTTGTCTATTGCTGCAGAGATCAGCTCTCCTACCTCAGTGTCATTGTTGCCTGATATGGTCGCAACCTGCTTGATCTGCTCTTCTGTGCTCACGTCTACCGAGAACTTCTTCAGCTCTTCGATGACCATTGCTACTGCCTTGTCTATGCCAGCCTTGACCTCTACCGCATTGGTGCCTTGGCGGATCTCTCTCATTCCCTCTTGGATCATCTTTGTCGCGAGAAGAGTCGAAGTTGTTGTGCCGTCTCCAGCTTCGTTCGCTGATTTAATTGATACCTGCTTTACTAATTGAGCGCCGATATTCTCAATTTCATCTTCTAATTTATGGAAATTTTTTGCGACGGAAACTCCATCTTTAGAAATTTTAATTTCTCCAGTAGTAGAATCTACCAGTATTACATTTCTTCCGCCGGGTCCTAATGTTGAAGATACAGTCATATTTAGTTTTTCAATACCAACAAGAAGTTTTTCTTTTAGTTCTTGACCTGAAAGACTTTGTGTTTTACTCATAATTTATTTTAGTTTAAAATTTTAAATTTACTTTCTTTAATCCACTTAGTTATTGTACTTGGCGATACTTTAAAGTATTCTGCAGCCTTTCCAGCATAATCGAAAACTAATCCACTTTCTATGTGCTACTTTTGCAATGTCTTGTTTAGTCATATTATTGTGTAATGTGTGATTTTAAAAAATTATCTATATCTTGACCTGATACTGATGATCCAAGATGACTAAAGTTTTCAATATACAAATCCTTAAGATGTTCTGGAATGTATTTATGTTTAAGCTGCATATCTACTACTTCTACGTCATTCTCATCTTTAGAAGATTTTGTTTCTGTATAAAATGCCATGTAATGTGTTGGATTGCTCATATTATCCTAATATTGCTAAGACTTCTGTCTCTTTTGTAATGAAATAATCCTCTCCTGCAAGGCTGATCTTTGTTGTGCCCATCTTTGGTATAAGAACTACATCTCCTACTTTTAGGTTTGATGGGATCGTAGTGTCAGAGTTGTAGTTGTACGTACCCGAAGTCTCGATGACCTCTCCTGTCTCTGGGCGTTCTTTTCCCATGTCTGGTAGTATGATGTTGCCGACCATCTCCTCTGATGTCTCTACCGGCTTGAGTACTAAGTACCCATTTAGTGGTGTGATTTTGCTCATGATATAATATAATCTTTATTTTCGTAAACTTGTAATCTTTCTTTTCAGTAGGTTAAAGAAACACCCATAACCTATTTAAGATCCTATAACTTTTCTCCGCAGTTTGGGCAGAACTTCCAGTTTGATTTCTTGATCCTTACTCCACACTCTCCGCAGTAGTTCCTGATCTCGTTTGCCTCTATGGCTCTCAGTGACTCTGGAAGCAAGTGCATCTCGTAGCGGTAGTATGGTGTTGTGTAGAAGTCTCCTGTCGTGCTTGTGAACTTCTGGCTTGACTTCTCTCCTTGAGCTACTCGGCCCGTCTCTACTGAATCTGGCTTTGCTTCGTTGAGCTGCTGCTTTCCTAGCCCAGTGGTTCTGATGTTTGGCCCAGCAAATGTGTTAGAAGAGTTTGCAAATGATGTTGATGAGTAGTAGCTTGTAGAGCTGTATCCTACGATGTTTCCGCTTGGGCTAGTATATACTTGGCTGTCATAGAATACAGGAGGCGTGATCGTTGTGAGCGTGCCAGTATTGAATTTGAAGACCTCTGGATAGAACTCGACCTTGACCAGTCCGTTCTTCTCTCTAGCCTCGACTGTCTCTTCTACGTTGTCGACCTCGAAAGTCTTGAATAGGAACTTTGCGTTCTCATCGATGAACCTCTCGATGTATACTCGTTGTCCTGCTGGGATTACGATGCCAGACGTGGAAACCAACTTGCCGTTGATCCAGATCTTTGCCATGTATCTTGTCGATGTGGGGTTGTGTAATTCTATCTCGAAATTTGTTCCGTCTTTGAGGTAGATGTTCTTGCTGTCGTAGACTTTGAGCCTAGACTTCTTTGATGTGATGTGTGCTTCTGGCTTTGCAAATGTGCCATAGCCTAAGTCTGTGATGTACATTTTGATTCTCCTTTTTTATGTGTTAACAATGTTGCCGGTCTTATCGTGGCCTGTGACCACTCGAGGGATATCGCTTCCCAAGATCGACAAAGTTATGGGTGTTTCATCTATAAATATATGCGTTTTATATTTCGTTCGGCTAGTTATACCAAGTTATTTTATAGAGTAGAGTTTCATTTGGCTGCTTATATAATCCGTATCCCAAAGATTCTAATAGGGTTTTGTGTTCTGAAAATCCTATAATGCAATCTACTCCATGATCCCCTCTCTGTATAGCTTTGGAGATTTTTTTCTCTATGTTTGCTATGTCTGAGTCTCTGAGCTCTTTTTCTAAGCTAGATCTAACTTGGTTTGATTCTTCACTTGCTTGTTTTGCGCTTGTCATTTTAGCATGTTTTTTACTTCTTTTATCGTATCTGGATCTACTATCTCTACTGCATCATGTGGATCATCACAGTCCCATTCCCAACGAAATGTTTGAGCACACTCGTCTATTGCCTGTTCTGCGTATAGTATTAATGCCTCTATCATCGCCTGTTTGGAGTTCTCTGGCGTGTTTAACGTCCACTTTGCTTTGCATTCTTCTAAAAACTGTTCTGCTGTTTTCATATTCTTGTTATTAATTCATGTCTATCAACTTTTTCATTGTATCGTAGAGTTGGCCATAAGCTGCTCATCATTTCATCATCACACATTATCTCCGAAGCAACTTCTCTGTCTATCCAAATTCTATCGATAGCATATCCACAAGTATTACTGAGAACTAAACTTATACCATATTTTCTCCAGTAAGATTCTGTTATGATGAGTATTGTATATTTTCCTATTTTCTTAATCATTGTGGTTTGTGTTTATAGTTATTGTATTTCCATGTATATCCGCCAGCTTTTTTTCTTTTACCAATACAACATTTTTGAATATTGGTAGAACATATATTTAGACTTTTTGCGGCTGTTGCCATGCATGTCCAAAGTTTTATATAATTTCCTTCTAAGTCAGATTGAATTATCTTAATCGCATTATGATTATTATCACCAGTAGATCTTAATCGTAATTTTTCACGTTTTTCTGGGCTCTTATTCGGATTTTTATCTCCTATAAAATTTAGTCTACTTTTAAAAGTATTATCTTCTTTTTTTATATATGATTCTTGATCGAAGTATTTCCATCTATAATTTCCAGAAATAGATCCATTCTTGATAGCAGCACATATATTAGAATTTTTAAGATTTACAAATAAAGCAGCTTGTTTTAAAGAATCAAAATTTCTTATTTCATCTAAAGTGCTTTTATCTAGCATTATCACTTTTCTAGTATAATACTTTTTATTTTTATTAGTCTCCTTTATTTTATCTAAACCCTCTTTTGTAATTATATGCTTTTTTCTCATCTTTAATTTCTGCTCTTCAGTTCTTTTTTTGCCTCTTAAGGCTAATCCAACTTTTGCAGAATGCTCTAGTGATTTTTTTACGCCACTTAAAGCTTTAGATATTGCTTTAGAGTGAGCTAATCTCGCTTCTTCATAACATCTAGAAGATATTACTATCCAATGACACTTAGGAGTAGATCCTCTTCCTCTACACATTCTCCAAAAAGAAAATGCTCTAGCTGGTATTGATGGATTAATTCTATAAAGTAACCAATGAGCGATAAAATGTTCTCTGGCTGTTAGTTTAACTAAATTAGAATTATCATCTAATCCACCTTCTGATTTAGGTATAATATGATGTTGTTCATAATATGGTAATATTTTACTATCTCTATTCTTTCCTTTTTCTATTAATAAATTATAATGTTTTTGATAATTCATAAGTATTTTATTATAAATATACTTAGTTGGATATTTTATACATTATTATTCCCATTACTAATGCCCCTCTTTCCAATTTTTACATAATGTTGGAGGAGCTTTTAAGTCTATGCTTATCTTTGTAGTATTTTCCATACAATCTTTTACTATTTGCATTGCCTCTTGAGCTCTGGAAGACTCTACTTCAGTAATCGTCTGGTCATGAATTTGAGCTATAACTAATCCATCAATCCCAACAGATTTTAGTCGTCTATTTATTTGTATAGCTGCTCTATTTACTATTGAGGCAGCTAATGACTGTATACAATAATTGCGAGAGTTATTGATGCCATTGACGTAGTCCCTGTATATCTTGGTGACTTTCTCCTTACCATATTGTTTAGATAGCATGTTTCTGATTTGCCAATCTGTGATGCCGTCTCCGAGAGAATCGTATATCTTCTTGACTTTGTCCAAGTGTCTGATGCGACCTACTTGGGTCTTGACGTATCCTAAGGTCTGGGCTTGAAGTTTTGAGTCTGCCATCCACTGCTTCAATGCTGGAAAGCCGTTGAGGTATCCATCGACCAAGACTTGTGCCTTCTTCTGTGGTATGTCAAGGTTCATTCCTAGCGCGTAAGCTCCCATGCCGTAAGGGATGCCTAGCGCGTATGCTTTGGCTTTGTTCCTGAGCTGCGGTGCATGCTTTCTGAGGAAGTTCTCTGCCTTTTTATCTGGGGAATATTGGCTGAGATGCTCTGTCTTTATCGCGATCGTAGAATAAAAATCCCAGTTATTTCTGAAGATATCCTTGAGTCCTTCGTCGCCTGAGACATGGGCGAACACGTGAGGCTCCAAAGACTCATAATCGCAATCCACAAAGTCATTGCCCGTGTCGGATATAAAGAACGCTCTCACCAGGTTCGTGTACTCTACTACTATCGGATCGTCTTCTCCTTCCTCTTTCGGCCTTGGAAGCTGTTGCGCGTCTGAACCATATCTGCCTGATACAGTCCCGTGCTGTTTATAATAAAAGAAATATCTGCCGTCCTCTTGTGCATCCAAAAAGCGATCCATGTATGTAGACTTGATCTTTAGCAGCTTGCCATATATCCTGAGCTTAGACGCCCAAGAGTGTTTGTCAGCGATGCTCTGGATCAGATCATCATCGAATTGGGGTTTGCCCTTCTTGGTCTGAGACAGGGGTTTTATCCCAAGCGCATTGAATGCTATGTCACCCATCTGGTCTTTGGACTGTATGTTGAAGAACGTGCCATCGTTGTCTTTCTTCCACAACTTCATGCTTATCTTCTGCAGGTCTATATCGTCTAAAAGAAAGTCGTGTCCTTCTGACAGAAATCTTTTAACTTGTGAATCTGGCAGTTTGGAGACAGTGGATTTAGTGATGCTGTATTTCCCTGAAGCCTCTGACTTTGGCAGGTCTAGTTTAAAGTGCTCTACAGCGGCCTGAGCAAATGATCCCTTGTTGCTCGGAGGATATGCCTCTATCGCCTTGCATACTATCCAGTCTTTGATTTCCTGTCTGCCCACGAGGTCCTCTACCACAAGATCGTAGTACCGTTTCATGTCAAGATCTATCCTCTCTCTCGATGACTTGATGGTATCGATGTCCAGCTTCACGCCTTTGTCTTCCATTGGTATGGTGACTTCTCTGTAAAGGGGCATGACCTCGTCCACAAAGAAGAAGCCCTCTAGCCCCTCGTCCTTTATCTTCTGCAGGTAGTATTTGTATATCCTTAGAGCAAGATCGGTGTCTGCACATGCGTATTTAGAGAGGATGTCTATGTCCGCCTTCCATATCTCGTAGTTCTCCTTCGATGTAGATCCGCCGTTTGCGTGTATCGACTCCTTGAGCTCTATCTGCTCCTTGTTCGCCTCAGTCTCGATATCAATACCGATCTCTGTCTGTATGCTCTTGGCGATCTCCTTCAACGCAAAGGTACCTGCTCCGTACTCAGCGTTTGCACCTTCCTCTTGGACTGTGTGTACCATGAGTATCGTGTCTGCATGTATCGAGTCTATGAGATCTACGCCGTAGAAGTTCTTGACAAATCTGGTGTCGAAAGAGAGGTTGTGTCCGATGAGCTTTTTTCCTACAAGCAGTGCAATGGCACGTTTGGCTATGTCATGGCATAAAATACCATCAATAGACGCATTCTGGAGCTCATCGTTGACAAATAACATCGTCGGCATATAGAAACCTAGACCAACTTCTCCTGAGACAGAGAAGCCTATTATCTTGCCTTTTCTGGGGTTTAGCGAGTTTGTCTCTGTGTCAAAGGATATGAGATCATGGCTCTGTATGTGAGCTATCATTTCCTTGACTTTCTGAGAAGTATCTACTTTCAAATATGTCCTTTGTGTCATAAACTTTATTCTTCTTGTATGGGAATAGCTCATTGAGTCTGCTCTGACGCCTTTCGCATCCGCAGTCTTCTTTTCCTAAGACTTTGGTAGCAAACCACATAGACAAACGATCCAGTCCAAAGAAATGGGTGAATCGTGCTATCGTGTCTCCAAGACCTCTACTCCTTATCTTGTTTGCCATCTATCTTCTTTTCTATTTGGGTTATTGCCCCGGCGACGTTGAGTATCACGTTTTGAACTTGGAGCCAAAGAGCGTTGTGGTCCTGTCTGAGCTTATATATTAATCGGAACTGGTATACTTGTAATACCATGAGTACAAATATCACAATGAGGTAAAACGTCTGTGTAGTAACTGTGAATGTCATAAGTCAAATGTATGACATCTTTTAGAACTTTTGCAGTGTAAGTTCTAAGTGCTAAAGCTCTGTGCTCAGCCTTCTGAGGAACCTCCTGTATAGCCCCTCGTCAGTTGACCATGCTTTGATCTTGACCAGCTCAGAGTAAAAACTGTCTCTTGCAGACTCAAGCCTGTCTTTTATCCAAGGTCCTCTTAGAAAGAGGAAAGGAACTGCCGTGTTCTTGTACTCGTTGTATACCTCATCGTAGCTCTTGGTCTTTATGTCAGAGAGTGCCCTAAACAGCTGGCTTTTGACCGCAGCCATAAGCTTCTTGTCCTTGTCTTTCTTTGCAAGCCCAGAGGCTATTGTGTTTATCAGCGTAGAGGTGTGTGCATCGAACTCAGCTGGTGAATTTAGATGTGATATGAGGTCCTTTTCGTACTGCTCTATGTCTTCTGGGCTTGCATTCTTGCCTGGCGCTTTCGGTGCTCCAACTCCCAGCTTTGCATCTAGATCTGGATCGAACGCTTTAGGATCTATTGCATGTATGAGCTCATGCTCTATGTTCACCGTAAAATCATGCTCGTCTGTAAGCTTTGCAAGGTTTGCCATGACAGCCATGTTCTGCTGGTCCATCCTAGCGTATGCTCCATCCTTTGGATCGTTATACAGACCTAAGCTGATCGATGTCAGGTTGCCTCTGCGGTCTTTCATGTTGAACATGTTCTTGAAGCTCATAGGAACATATGGATCTTGCTTGTAGCTTTTAGGCGACTTCTTCTTGAGAGAGTCTAGGTTGTTCTCTATGTAGGAGAACGCAGAACTAGCCTTTGACAGCTGGTCCTGCGGTATCTTTACTATCTTCTCTGTAAGCAGATCTATGAGCTTTATCATATGTTATAAATATCATTAAACCTTGCTTATTATTATTTTAAAACCTTCATAATTTGACTTTTCTATTTTAGAAGATGTCAATATTATCTCTCTTATTCCAGATCTGATTTTATTCATATCTCCAAAATTAATCTTTAACTCTTTCTTTGCTGTTGTTATTTTATCAAATTTCTTTATTAGATCTCCATCTTGATTATATAAATATGCAAATCCTAACCATTTATAATTCTTATCTCCTTTTTTACATTCACTCCATTTTTTCCTATATTCTGGATTACTAAGTATATCTTTCATTTTATCTGAGAATTTTTTTAGATTCTCTTCATTTTTCCAATATGCATCCACTCCATTTTTTACGCTAGTTCTATACTCATCGTCTTTCCATAAATTTTTAGAAATATCAACAAATTTATGTCGTAAAATATCTTTATTAGTATTTGATGCATTTCGTAATTTTTCTCTATGCTCTTCTTTATTTGGATGATTTGTAAAATTATCTCCACCATCCCCTCCTGTAGAAATATTATAACCAATTTCTGGATTTGTAGAATTATAATAGCTGATCCAATATTGCTCTTTTATATTTAATTCCTCAATAGAAGAGCTATGATCTAATACGCCCTTTTTGAACTTATCTCGACCATAGCTCTTTATAGCATCTTTTATTTTTACTCCAGATCCAAGATAGCTTGGATCATTTTTTGTGTCTTTACCTATATAAATTTTTCCTGATTCTAAATTTGTAGTCTTATAAATTATCATAAGGTCTTTATAATAAATATGCGGACCTTGTGTAATTCAGTTAATTTATATATTAATTTCACAACTATTTCCAGCACACGCAACTTGGTCCTTAAGGTCTGTGTTGTCTTCTGCCTCTACCACCAAGCTCAGATCTATGTTAGAAAGCGACTCCATCATTTTTTCGTAAGTCTCTTTATCGCAGTCTTGGAAAGGTGCCTGAACGTAGGTGTGGTCTGAGAATGGCAGCACTGAAAGCCCGTTGTAGCAAGTCCTGTTCTCCCACATCCACTCTCCTACAGTGTCCCACTCTCCGTCCTTTATAGAGATCGTGGCCGAGATGTTGTGTGTGTTCTGTCCTGTCTTGTGTCCTGGTTTGATCCAGTTGTTGTAGAAGTATTTTACCCTCTCGAGCAGATCTATCGCTGACTCTGTCCTCAGTATCGAACCCTCTGGCGCTTTCTGTGGGACCGAGATGACTGCCGTGCTGTGGGGCTTGAAGTACTCGTCCTGTATCAGCTCTGGGTGGTATATGCTCAGGTACGTGTATATGGCCTCGTTCTTGCCAACTCTTATGTTTCTGATGTAGTACTCGCTGTGCCACGCATGTATGCCAGAAGATGTGCCCAGGACTAGAGAGGAGGTATTATGAACCACAGATTTATTTTTTAGTTGATATGAATGAGTATTATCTACTTCTATGTCAACAGTAAATTTATTTCCAGACTTTGTTATTTTTTTAATTTTCATAATATTTAATTAATTCTATTATATTTTCTAATACTAATTGCTTATTTTTTAAATAATTTGATTCTTTAACTCTAATTAAATTTAATCCCATATTAGCATATATCTTATCCTTTAATCTATCTCTCTCTATATTATTAGGTAAAGAATGCCAATAATCTCCATCAAATTCAATTACAGTATTTCCTATTTTAATGTCTGGTACTATACACTTTATTTGATAATCATTCTGGTTTAGATTTATAAAATAGGGTTTTGTTATTGGGTAACCAAAAAATACCTCTTTTTGTTTATTGTTTAATAAATCATATAGTGATAAATTAAAATCTTTTTCTATATTTGAACTAAAATCTGGAAAATAACTAATTTTCTTTTTTATCATATCAGAATATAAATTCCGACCCTCTACTTCTCCAAATTTATCTATATAATATTCTAATCTTCCAGATTTTCCTTTACTATAACATAATTCTTTATATCTATTTAAGCCTTCAATTTTTCCAAATTTAGAGATATAATAGTCTTTAGTCTGTGAATATGCTATTTTTTTATTAGCCTCATCATATTTTTCCTTTCCTATATTATCACCATACTTTTTTATATAATAATCTAACCCTCTTGATTGATTCTTATTAACAAACTGTTTAGCTTCTAATTCACTTACTCCATAATATTTCATTACAGATTTATAATCTCTACAAGAATACCCACTGTCTATTTTCTTTTTATATCTTAATCTACCCTCTTTTTCTCCATATTTTTTTATCATGCTTTCCAAGTCAGTCTTTGAATTAATAGAGTGTTTTGCTTTAATGTCTTTTATTTCATCATCACTATATCCATTTAATTTTAAAGCATTTATACTAACTGAAAGTTTACTATTTTTTTCTAAATATTCCTCTCTACCTAACTCCTCCCCGTATCTTTTAATGAATCCATTTAGGGTATTTTTAAACTTATCATTTTCTATTTTTTGTTTATATTTAAATAAGCCTAACTCTTTTCCGTATTTAAACTGTAATACTTTTAAAGAAGACCCTCGCATTAAATTTGCACATCTCTTGTTGCCCCCCTCTTCTCCAAGTAGATGAATCAGTAGTCGTCTCAGTCTATTAATCTTTTTTATATCTTTTTTCACAATTAAGCCTTTTATTATAAATATCTGATTAATTACAATAATAGGCTTAATAGTAAAAATTAATCTAATAATTTATAATATCATCATCATCCTTCAATTCGTCTGCTCTAACCCACCCCCTATTTTTAGTTAAAAACCTATGATTTGCTGTAACTGTAACTACCAAACCATCTTCAAACTCCACATCAAACGTTTCTTCTACTCCATTAATGTATAATTTATTAATTTGTTGCCATTCATCATTTAAATCTTTGACTTTTATATCCTCTGTTACTTCTAAAAATAGCTTTTCGTTATTTTTAAAATCAGATAAGTCATATCCATTGATTTTAAAAATATCCTCTAATGAGAGAATACCTTTATTTGTTATTATTTCAGTTTCTGGTATCATGCACCCACTCGGTTTTATTGTAGTGCAACGGGCTGCTGCGTTTATCCCTACCGCTTTCGCTACTGCTGCGTTCGTCTCTTTCACTATGAGAGCGGCCTTTTTAAGATCCAGCTTCTGAGCAACTCCTGACCCTATTCCAGTCATTCCTACTCCTATTAGTGCTTCTTTCTCTGTAGTCTTCTGCCATATTGGTCTGAGATAGTGAAAGTTAGTGTATCCTGCTTGTAAAGTCCCTATTATCGCTGCTGCATTTACTCTGTCATTAAGATCTTCTTGGTCTACTACGTCTGAAACATTTACCTCGCAAAGGTTGCAAAATTGATATGGTCTTAGTGCAATTTCCATACAAGGATTACTTCCTAAATCTTTATCATTACTAAGAAATATACCCGGTTCTCCTGATCCCGAGTTCTCAATCTTCTTCCAGAGATCCATAAAGAATTCCTTTGTAAGTCTATTCCTTAAAAGTACAGCCGAGTTATTCGCTCTACCCCTTTGCGGATTTAATTCCCACCATTGACCAGTCTTACAAGAGATCATATCCTCATCGTCAGCTGAGAATAGTGATACTAATGCCGCTCTCCTTATACCCCCAGCAAGTACTGCATCAGCTATGTGGCAGACCATGTCGTGAACCTCTATCGAGCTGAGTTTATCTCCATCCTCTTTCTGGCTGAGTATTCCATCTAACATTAGTAAGCACTCTTTCAGTGGTTGAGGACCTGGAGCTTTACCGCCAGAAGTAACTAGCATTGCTCCTTTTGGACGTATGTCAGAGAAGTCAAAGTTAATCGATGATCCACCTCTGAAATAGGACTTGATCAGGGCTTTGACTGCGTCTGCCCAACCCTCTATCGAGTCTCCTATCAGGAACCTTGTGTGCTTCTTTGGGTTCGGTTTCCTTATCTCTGGCAGCTTCTCAACGTGGTGCTTCTGTACAGAGAAACCTACTCCCGTGCCACCAAGCAGCAGGAACATCGTCTCAGAGAAAGCGTGTATGTCGTCTATAGGAAGGTACGCGCAGTTATACACTCTGTTAGGAGATATCTCTATCGACTTTCCACCGAACTGCAGGCTCCTCATAGAAGGAAGCACCTTTTTATCATATACGAATTCATAAGCCCAGTCTATCTCAGCTTGCATATTGGGATATTTCTTGAGATGCATTGCCTTGTTTCTGTCTACCAATTCTTCCCAAGACTCTCTCTTCTGTAGTTCTGGGAGGTATTTGGAATATTTTAAGTGTACTGTAATATCTGATAATATTTCCTGTGAGATATTCATTTCTGTTAAAGTTTTGAGAATAGTTTATAACTTGGGCCCTGAGATGGGTCCATCAGTTTGATCTTAGTGGTGTGTGATGTTACTTACCTGGGATGGTAGTGTTGCCTGAAGCAGCTGGAGTTGTACTCTGCATGCTCTTCAGCTTTATTGTGTTTGTTCCCTTTTGGTTAGTAGAGTTGAGAGCTGCGATGCTATCGTTGTACTTGTCAAGAGATTGAGTGGTTCTGTAACCGTCTCCCTTTATCGCTTTATTGAACAAGTCTATTAGAAAGTTTGCCATGTGTATTGTTATGTTTTCTTCGTATCAATAAATATCTGAGTCGAGAGAGAAATTACTTGGAAAGTTCAAAGAATTTCTTACTCAGTATGGATTTCTCTTCAAAAGTCAGACTAGAGCTGTTAGAGGTTTTGAAAGCGTTGTTCGTAGCTGCCTGCATTGCGTGTATCTCTTCTTCTGTTAGCTCTGTCTCATCTATCTTTATCGTACCGTTGTCCGTGTCGATCATCGCATTGTACGTCATACCGTCTTGTCCATATCGATTTTTCATGATGTGCACTCTACCTGTCTTGTTGAGTTTGTCTGCTCTCTTTCTGGACAGAGACAGTATGAAGTCTGCGATCATGATCTTGTTGTACGATCCTGCTGCCTTGTCACCTTCTACGATGTCATCCTTTGCCCCAGCCCTGTTCACCTGAGACACAGACCATACGGGAATGTTCAGCTCTCTTGCCATGCCTTTCACCGCGGTGTACACGTCATCTATCTCGTCCTTTACTTCTCCTCCGACCCTTTTTGACTTCAATAGGTCTATGTAGTCGATGATGATCAGATCAGGTTTGTGTCCCATGTCGGTGCACTTCCTTATGTGAGACTCTATCTTGTTGACTGTGGTCTTGCCCATTGGGAACTCAGCTATCGTCAGTCTGCCTGGTAAGTTTGCTACTGTCTCTTCTACCTTGCTACGATGCAGGTGGACTTCCTTGAAACCTATGCCGGTGAACACAGAATCGTACCTCTTGCCTGTGTAGATGTCTGAGAGCTCTAGCGTGTAGTGGTTGACAGTGAGCGCCTGCTTGACTGCCTCAGCTCCTATGTTGACCAGAAACCAAGACTTGCCTGAGCCTGGTCCTCCGAATATTATGCCAAGGTCTCCTCTTCCAAGTCCTCCCATGAGATGATCGCTTATCTTTGGCCATGGAGTAGGCACTGCCCTTCTGTCGTCTTCTCTGTACCTCTGCTCTATGTCTTGCAAATACTCGTGTCCTACGTTCTTGTCTGCACCGGCTTTTAACGCAGAATCTATCATGATCCTTATGTCTTCAAACTGGCCTTTGGAAAGCAGATCTACGGAATTGAGTAGCGCCTTCTTTAATTGCTGGTTCTTGCAGAAGCTTGAGAACTCCAGTTCTATGTACTCCTTGTCTTCGTTCGCCGTCTTTAACGCCTCTTTCAACTGCTCTGCTACCGAGACCCTGAGGACCTCGTTGTCTATCTTTTTGACTTCTATCTGAAGATATTCTAGTGACGGTGTGGTATGATATTTGTAATAATACTTTAGAATGTCTTTGACTATCCACTGTGACGCCGGCGAATCGAACATCTCTGGCTCTACAACGTCGTGTATCGTCTGTAGGAACTCTTTATGACGTAAAAGTGAAGCAAGAACTTTTATTTGAAATCCACTTCCATACGCGTTGAGCGTGTTTAATTGTGCCATAACTTTATTATATATTTGGTTTTTTATATTTGCACTTATCAAAATGCCACTGAGTCATTCCGTTATTTCCTCCAATTTTATTACAATGCGGACATTGTATTTTTGGATTTTTTATTCCTAATCTATTAGTATTTCCTATTTTAGATATGCTCAATTTTCTTTTATGTTCTTCTGATTTAGATTTTCCCTTAAGAGCTCTGCTAATATTTGCCTTCTCTAATTCTGATTTTACTCTATTTTTTTGACCTTTAGAAATTGATTCTCTATGTTGTAAAGATAAACATATCCCTAATTTAGATTTTCTTATATTTAATTTAGTTTCTTCTGATCTTACTTTTCCCGTATTCGATTCTTTCATCTTTTTTTTAGTATCATCAGAAACTAAATGGCCTTTTCTGGATAATCTATATAATCGTTTTGTTTCTTCAGAATGTTTAAAACCAAATTGACCTTGTCCACCATCTGTCATATTAACTAAAGGTCCCAATTTAAGATCTGCTCTTCCATAGAATATAATCCAAAATTTTTCTTTTTCACAGGCTTCTTCCCAAGTTAACCATTCTTCTGACATAATTTCTACTTTATATTCTGTAAGATTAATCACATTATTCCAATGAATATTTCTGTTCTTTTTTGAATAAGATCTTTTATAGTTTTTATCTGATCCTATTCCTATATAAAAAACCTCATTCTTGTCTAGTCTTATATGACGATACACATATGCCATAAAATAAAAATGGTCCAAAGTGACAAAGAGCCTGCATGCTCTCTATCTCAAAGGACCAATAAGTTCTATTATAGATAACTCATGCAGGAGCTTCTATCTATAATAAATATCAGGAAATACTTGCTAAATACTTAAAGTTTGTGTATAGCCACGAAGGTAGGTTTGTGATGCTCTGTCCCAGTTGATCTTCGTTATACATCTCTGTAAACTCTGTTGGATAGTAGTCCTTCTTTGGGTTGCCCATCATCTGGTCTATCTCCTCTTGTGCCTCTGCTGGTATGTTA